ACCTTTAATAGAAGACAGGGGTTGTACTAGCGTTTTGTCATCCTTAATCGACCACTGCGTTTCTGAGTGGTTTATACTACACGGTAAGACATTATACCCTAAACTTTTTACGATATTAATTGAGCGTTCAAGAGATTCTGCCACTATATGCCTCCAAAAAGATTTTTGATATTGTTGATTGGCTTACGCCATAAAGTTCTGCTATTTTCGTTTGTGATAAAGTGCCTTTTAGTTTTTTAATTTCCTGCACTTGTTCATATGATAGTTTGGGTGGGCTGTTTTTTATAGAAGATTCTTTTATCTTTTTCTTTGTTTCTTCCGAAAGAGTTTTGCCAAAATTAGCTTCACTAAGTTTTTTTCTTGTCTCTCTTTTTACTTCGTGCCCAAGAAGAGCTAAACTTATTTTTTCTTTTGTTTTTTGAGAGTGTGGCAAATTTATTTGGTTCTTTCTCGCCGCTTGAAGATGTTTTATTGTTTCTTGTGAAGCTTTTTTTCCCTTATTCCACGCCGTTTTTCCTTTGTTCGAAGAGCTTATTTTACTCCTGTGTTCTTGAGTAAGATGTTTGCCATAAAATGGATGGTTTACCCCGCTTATCTTATCCGATAGATTTTTCTTGCGTTCTTTTGCCCACATGGTACCCAGCGGAGAATCAGCCTGTCTTCTTGCATTATATCCATATTCTCGCGAATAGGCAACTTTTTCATCTATCCATTTTTGTTCTAGAATAATAAGTTCTTTTTCGTTATATGTTTCTTCTATGATCTCAAAAACAAAGGAGTTTTCCCCATATTTTTCCCAAGCATTTTGTAAATATGGGCTGTGATGGTTTTTTTTATTTAAGAGTTCTTTGTGTTTTCGCCATCTTGTTTCAAGATTGATCGAACTTCCAACATATACTTTGTCGGTTATAATGTTTCTTATTTGATAAACTCCCTTCATATTAGACTCCTTATTAGTGTACAACCATCCTACCAATAAATAGTCAATAAATATTTTTATACTGTTTGTTTCGTCAAAAAAGCAGCAAGCCACTCAACTGGATAATAATGAAGAAGATAGGCGCACTGATATGAAAGAATGGAATAAGCAACAGCATGAGACTTATTAAAGCCGTAACCAGAGAAGTATTCGAATGAATCCCAAAGGTCTTGAGCATCCTTTTTAGCGATATTCTTTTCAAGACACCCAGCGATAAACTTTTCATGAATAGCATCCTTCTTTTCGTGACCCTTGCCAGTACCCTTCTTTGTCAAGAGCTTACGGAGTAGATTACCTTCATCGAGAGTCAAATCTTTACCAAGCTTATGAGCGAGCAAAGCAATTTGTTCTTGAAAGATCAAGAAACCAAATGTTTCGCCCGTTACTTCTTTTACGAGCGGGTGAATATAGCGAACAGAATTGGGATTATTTTTTGCCTCTACATATTCCTCATGTACATTCGCAGCCAAAGGACCGGGACGATAAATGGAAGTAATGGCAGATAAGTCGATGATGCTCATAGGTTTAGCCTTTGAACAGAATCGTTGTGCGCCTTTTTCTGCAAACTGAAAAACACCAGCCCACTTGCCTTGATGAAATACATTCTTATAAACAGCCTTATCTTCAAGATCCATCTTTTCTGGATGTAAATTACCAAGATAAAACTTTTTAATATCATCAAATGTTGGATTATTAATTCCTTGTTTGCGCTTTAGAATATGACGGATACAATCCTCAATCATACGCAGAGAAGCCAAACCTAGAATATCAAACTTAATAAAACCCAAAGGCTCCAAATGGCGAACGTTTTGACCTTCGCTCCAAGGAGTTTGAACCACGCCACCTGAATTAATCAGAGGCATTTGCGTATTCAGTTTATCCGCAATAACAACACCGCCAGCATGGCGAGATTGCGAACGAACTTGACCATGCAGACCTTCAACGTGATGTTTGATTTGTGGATGCTTATCAAAGAACTTTTGAAGAGTTGGTGAAAACTCCAATAGTTCCTCATAAGTTGGCACATAAACACCAGACTTAATATTATTCTTTTTCTTTGCTAAAGGCGTTGCCTCGGCAAGCATCTTGCTTGTTACGTCATTTACCTCTTTGAAATCAATTCCATATAGCTTAGAAATATCTTTAATAAGAGAACGGAATTGTAGAGTATTATAGTTCGTGATTGGAACCACAGTATCTTCACCCCATTGTGAAACAAGATACTCTTTAATTTCCATTGGATCGGAAACGTCAAAGTCAATATCTGGATAATCTGTAGCATCGCGACGAATAAAACGTTCGAACTGCAAACCATACTTAATTGGGTCAACCTGAGTAATATCCAAAACATAAGAGATCAAAGAACCAGCCGCAGAACCACGACCAGCGCCACACAATTGCATTTGTCGCGAAGTATCCGAAACTGCTTTCATCGTCAAGAAATACTTAGCAAAGCCACGGTCTTTAATAACCATAAGCTCATCTTTTAGGCGCACAACATATTCTGGTTTCTTATCCAGACCAAAATCTTTTAGACCTTTTACACAAAGCTCTGTTAGAGCTTGGATGGCTGTTTTGCCTTCTGGCACAACAAATTCTGGCAAACGCACATTATTATCTGGATAAAATGATTCAACTCGCTCATGGGCAATGTGATAAGTATTTTCAATAGAATTAAGAACAACATCATCATCATATTGATGACCACAAGCTTTTGCATACTTTTGATAAGACGCCCACATTTGGTCGCCATTTTTTGGATAAAGCTCACTCTTGAGATCATCCCGTGTCTGTGGAAGATCCCCAATGTCAAAGTCGGGCTTGCTATTTAGCCAACCAAGACGCTTATAAATTTCACGGTCTTTCCAAGCATCGGGGTTTGGGTAATGAGAATCAGCAGTTGAAACAAGCTTAAGACCAGTCTTTTGTGCAACTTGGATTACGTGCTTATTAATAAGATGCTGTTCATTAATATTGTGCCACTGTAATTCACCATAAAAACGATCACCAAAAATAGACTGAAAACGCTGCACAAGAGCCAACATAGCCTCTTGAACCGCGTCATCACCCTTGTCTTTGTTTTGCCAATAAACCTTTGAAAGTACACCACCCATACAAGCAGAGCTTACAATAATACCTTCATTATACTTTTCAAGCAATTCAAAATCTACGCGAGGATAACGGTAGAAGTTGCTTGGCTTATAAGATTCAGAAACGATTGTAAAAAGATTATTAAGACCCTTTTGGTTCATTGCTAAAAGGACCAAGTGGGCACGACGATTAAGAATATTCTTCTCAACCGTCTTTGTTTCCTCTTCATTTTCTACAACAGTACCTGACTCTTCATCCGTTTCTTTTACTTTCTTTTCTGTTTTGTGTGCCTCATATTCCTCTCTCCATTTAGAGATAGAATCAATAAAGTATGCTTCAACGCCAAAGATTGGCTTGAAGTTCTTGCCTTCTGATTTCATTTTCTTGGAGTGAAGCACTTGATATGACAAACCATTCATATTACCATGATCGGTCAAAGCAAGCGCATCACAGCCATTATTATAGGCAAAATCAATATGTTCAGATGGATAACCCAATCCGTCAAATACCGTAGCTACGAGAAGCAGGAGTGTCCATGCAATCCAACAAATTTGATGGATGACACGGTACGCCCCTGCTTCTCTTGCGCCTCCTGTGTGTTAGTCATTATTTACCTTCCCAGTTTATTTTTGTTTTGAATAAGTTTCTTAGACTTTTATAGGAATCCTCATTGATTATTTCTAACTCAACTGATGGATATTCAGCCAAAAAGAGTTTTATTTTTTCTTTAGAATCATTATCCCACCATCCTTTTAGTTCAACATATTTGTTTTCACTCAGCTTGAAATCAGGAATATAATATTTTCCATTGGACAACAAAAAACTGCTTGCTTCATACTGCCAATCTATTTGAAGATTGTTTAGTATTCTTGCGTAATTGGCTTCCCAGTTACTTCTAAAATAGATATTATTGAGATCCGTTCTCTTCCCACCATTTGCATTAGTATACACCCTATCTGGGTGCGTTGCAAACAATCTTTTTCGAGATTCGCTCATTTTTCGTCTTGTTTCATTGTCAAAACTTTTGTTCTTGTTTATTTCTGATAAATAAACCTTATTTTTTGGATCTTGCGACCAGTGCGAATATATTGTTTTATCATAAGTTAGATTTCTTTGAGCTTTATCATGTGCAAGTTTTTCTGCTTTCTTGCCATAATCGGGATTTTTCAAAAGATGCGTTTGTTTATTTTTCAAAATTTGGTCTTCTGTTACAATGTATGAACCATTTTTTTTTCTTGTTTTCACCCCATACTCATTCTGGCATACTTTACAGCAACAAACTTCTTTTTTGGTCCTATAGGCTGTTACATTTAGCGAACAATATTCTATCAAACAATTTGGGCAAATCTTGTGTCTAGCTAAAACATGTTTTTCTTTCATTCTTTCTTCTCCCTACACGCACATACTATAAATAGTATATTACAGAAGAAAGAGCGTGTTCATGTAAACTATTATTTTACAAATTTAATTTTTGATTCAATGCGTTCCATTTGCCTCCTTACTTGCAAATTTTGAGATCATTACGCGCTAGAATATCTTCTACTATATCTGAGCTTGGATAGCCGAGTTCTCGTTCAACCTCATTTAAGAAATGATCACGAATATCAACATCGTATTCATCGCGGAAATCATTTTGAGCAATCTCAAAAAAACTTACAAAAAACTCTTTTTGTTGAGTCGTAAGTAAATCAAAAATGTGTGGTAGCCCTGCCTCATCTAGATCATAGGGATTCATTTGGCTATAGGCTTTTTTAACATATGTATACATGGTATCTTTACGCATAATAATCATCTCCTATCGTAATTGTTTGTTCTAATTCTTCTTCGGTATATTCCACTTCTGGCGAATCATACATACCAATTTTTGCCAAATCGCTTTTTGGTTTAATTAAAGTTACACTTGGCATACGCAATGTAAGAGAACTAGACATAAATTCTTTATAGCCTTCCCAATTATCAATAGTGAAATATTGGTTCAGCTCAAACCTGTTCATGTCATCCATTATAACAGATTCGAAAACTTTGTCCAGCCCAAAGTTCTTTCCTGAGAATCGTTCTTCAATCGGCAACAAAACTTTATTAAACAGCTTATTTGTTGGTTCAGAATCAACCCTTATTGCTTTTCTGGTTCCTTCTTGAAATACGTGTGCCCGAATTAAGCCAAGCTCTTTTCTCGAAAATGTAAAACCCATATAATCACCAGTTTTCACAGACCTATCTTGATAACTCAAATGAAAATTATAATTAACATTTTTGAGTTTTTTCCTTTGGTCCAACAAACACCAAGGATTATAAGCTGCTTGCACAAAAGAAGCGTAAAAGCGATCAGGTCTAGCATACTTGCTAATATTTTTATAAACATGATCGGCATTAACTGCACTGTTTACAATACCCCATCCCATGCTATCGCGAATACCTAAATCGGTAACATTCATAGGAACAAAAAAAATGGGTATATAAATCTTTTTCAAGAACTTGAATTTTTCATGTGAGTTATAAAAAATATAAGGATCAAGAATAAAATCTCCAACACTTTTTCTGGCATATGGCGCTTCTTCAAAGCCACAAGAGATCCAAATACTTTTACAACCAGCGATTGCACACTCTAAAACTGCTCTCTGAAGAGCGTTAATTTTCTTTTGACCTACTGGTACTAGATAATCTTTCCAAGGCATACCAAGGTTATTAGTAGTCTTGTGTAAAGAAATACAGCCAACAAGATTGAAAGATTGATTGCTTTTAGTTATCCTTTCCATTGATTGTGCTTTCTTCCGATAAAGTTATTAAAGTAATGTTTCCATCATGAATTACATCTTCTTTATAAATTTCCCTCTTTAACATTTTCTTACAATCAGCTTTAATTTTATGTCTACCGCGTCTAACAAGAAAACTATCTAAATATTTTTCTAGATAACTTTTTATGTAAAAATCAATATGGTGGTTTTTATTAAGAATTTCTTTATCAAGTAAAGTGGAAGTCAATAATGTTTTATAATCCTCAAATATTCCAAAACGAATTATGCCTTGTTCTTGTTCTGATAAAGCTTGATGATTATGTAAGTAACATCTTGTAACATCAAAATTTCCAATTAATTCATATTGCTGTAACTTTACTTCTAATTCCAAACCAGATACATCTTTTGAAAAACAAATAAGCTTTTTAAATTTAAACGAGTATAACCTTGAACGTTCTGATACTATCTTCAAAAGATTTTGTTGTTTAAATAAGCGAACACTCTGGCTCGGAACGTCAAAAATAATTTGACCATTCATAGCCAAAGTGTAGTATAAATTAGAATATACATTTTCTTTTAAAGAACCAATTACTAATGTACTATTTGGAGTAGATAAAATTTTACAATCGTTTTTTATGTTTATTTGTTTTAGTGAGATATTCGGTTCAAAGAAATCAATTGGGTGGGGAATATCTGCTTTTGATATAATAATAGGCAACTTATTTATATAAGCATAAATAAGGCTGGATAAGTTACCACCTACAACTACGGTATCGAAAGAATATATGTGATCTTTTAGAAGACTCATTAATGAATTGGAAATAGTTCCGCAATTATTTTCGCAATTTGTTTTGCCACTTCCATATGCTCTTTTTGTGTACCAGAACCTTCGCCGCGCACCTCAAGATAATGAACCCAAGAGCGTAATGAACCTTTCATATACATCTTTGATTTGGTTAAACCTTCTGGTAGGACTTT